TTTCGCGGGCCCCGCCGTGGTTGGCCTGCCGGGGGCCCGGCGGCAGTTGAAGAGGCATCTCATTGACCTTGCCCGACACTCACGGCTTATCGTCCCTGACCGGAAAATCAGACAAGCCCGGGCGCCGGCGCGGCTTGCGCCTGCTGGAGCAGCTTGTTCACATACTCCTGCGCCGCCGCTTGTTCCGACGGACCGAATTCCCCGCGATAGGCGCGGGCCGTGCGATCCGGATTGGAGGGATCCATCACTTCCTGCGCGGCCATGGCCGGTGTTTTGCCGCCACCTTGCCCGCCGTTGGCCACGAGCTTGTCCTCGCTGATCATTTGCGAGGCGCGGTGCAGCGCCATCACCATGTCTTTCGGCGTCCATTCCGCGGGCTTGTCGGAAGGCAGGCCGAACGTGCGCGCGGCCTGGAGCGCTTGCGCGAAGTGTGCTTCAGTCTTGTCTCCCCAGGTCTCGCGGAGCTCGCGCTCTTGCTTGGCGATCGTTTCCTGATACCACGCGTCTTCTTTTTCCTGGACGGCCTTCACGCCTTCTCCGGTTTTCGTGTAGAACCATTCCCGCAGCGCGTTGACCGTGCCAGGCGGGATGTTGTGCTGGTGTGCGAACGCGGCGAATTCCTTGTCCATCGCCTCGTTGTATTCGACACCGTCGGGAAGTTTCTCCGGCTTTTTGAGCCCGTAGCCATCCGGGCTTTCCGGCACGCCGACGAGTTCTCGCCAGGCCTTGACTTGCTCCGGCGTCGCGCCTTCCCCCGGAGGCGCGGGCCGTTCGCCGAGTTTGCTCCGCGCGTTGACATACGAACGGGTGAGCTCGACGACATTCGGAAAACGTCCGAGCGTGGCCGCGTGCGTCTTGAGATCGTCTGGCAGGTGTTGGATGAAGTCCGGGGCAAACGAGCCATCCGGCTGGAGCACGAGATCGCGGAAGCCCGGCGGTGTCGCGCCGGGTGCAGGTGGAGCGGGCGGCGCGGCTGGGGGCGCGGCTGGGGGTGGAGCGCCGCCACCAAGCAAAGAACCGGGGGCGGGCGCGGGAGCACCGCCACCACCGGAGCCGTCTCCTTCGGGGGCGAACAATGCTAGGGACAAGAGCAGGAATGATTTGGTTTTCATGGTTCGGTCAGGTTGCTTGCTTTTTCTTTGGGTTCGGCGGGTTCACGTCCTCGCCAGGATTCAATGTGTTTCGTGACTTGGCTTTGCCCGTCGGCCACGGCCGCCTTAATCGGGTCAAATCCGGTCGCGGCCGAGAAGCGCGCGCGGTCGGGCGGAAAGTGTTCGAGCAAATCTGCCAGCACGCGCCGGCCGGGCTCGGAGTTGAAAGTTTCGCGGTAACACGCGGCCAGGCGCCGCGCGGCTTCTTCCTTGTTCGCGCGCTCGATGGCGGCCAATGCTTCCGGCGTCGGATTCATACGGGCAGTTGCGAGGCGATGGCTTTCGCCACCGGACTGTCAGCGGGGACTTTCCCGAGTTTCCCGGCCGCGTCGGCGGCCATGGCCGCTTGTTCGGCTTGCATGGCGGCGGCCTGTTGTTCGGCCCGGGCCTGCCGGGTGGCATCTCTTTCCTCTTCGTCCCGGATCCATTCCGGCGTGGTTCCTTCCACCCGCGCGATGTCGCGGGCGGCTTTGTCGAAATTGAAATTGTCGAGAATGTCGGGTTGAAATTGCGCCATTCCCATGGCCCAATCCACCGTCCGGAGAAAACCGGAAACATGAGTGGCCTGTTGCGCGAGAACGAACCGGTTGGAAAACTGGAATTCCGGCGGAGGAATCACGCCTTGCCCGCTCGAATCAGTGGCCAACATTTCCGGCGGTGGCAGCGGCAGCCAGCCATTGCGCAGCGCGACGGAAAAGGCGCGGTTGAGCAGCGGATCGATTTTTTCCGTCATCGCCCTGGAGAAGGTCGGGTCGATGTTGGTGATCTTCTCCTCCTTGCGGGCCATGATCTCGGTGGCAGTCATTTTGCCCGCGTCGAGATCGGCGAACATGTTGAGCGTGTCGAGATGAAAGGCCTCGCGGATGGCTTTCTTCCGTTCGGCCATCCTTTCCATGGCGGCATCAATGCGCCCGGAAGTCTGCCATTCCTCCGGCTTGCTGTCGCCGTCCTTGAAGTAGGTCACGCCCCGCGCGCGGCTGTCCACGCGGCCTTCGAATTGCTCGTGCACGAGGATGGGCGGAAAGGCCATCTTTTCGGCCAGGGCGTCGCTCATCATCTGGAGGAAGTTCAGTTGCCGGGACTCGGGCAACGCGACCCAGGACGGGGAATAGCCATAGACCGGAGTGTGTCCGCCCATGGGCCAGAGAAGGTAGCGTTGTGCCACGAACGGCTGTTCCTCGTAACCGGTTTCCCGGAGGATTGCCTGTTCGTCGGGCAGGAAATGCACCGAGGCGAAGGGCATGTTGACCGCGTCGGCCTTGTTCACGTCGCGGCCCTCGCGGGGGAAGATTGCCTGCACGAGTTTGAACTTCTCGTTGCGGCGTTTTTCATCGACCAGGGCGAGCAGCACGCGCGGGGGCAACACGCCTTCGCCGTAGATGTCGCGCAGTTGCATGGCGGTTTTCTGGTCCTCCATCCACAGGCCGGTCACGCCGTCCATGCCACCGGCTTCCAGGCAATACGTGCCGGTGGCCGGGCTTTGGAATTCGAAGGGAGCGATGTTCGCGCGATGCCCGCAGTAAACCGGCGTGGTGCCCAGGGCGACGACGTCGAGCGCGGATTCGTGCATCACGCCGTAAAAGTTCGACTTGGCCAGATACTCGCGCATCAGTTCTGTGCATTCGCTGGCCCAGCGCATGGCACGGTCGGATTGCGTGAACGGGCGCGGCGGTTTGATGGCAAACCAGGGAGAGCCCGCGGGAGTGAGCCAGGCCACGAATGCCCCGGCGAGCTTGAGCGCGGCCAACGTGGCGGTGTTGTCAAAGAGCCGTTCCTCGTTCTGGAGGTTCGGCGACATGGTGGTGGTGTTGATCCAGGCCTTGCGGGGGATGACGTAGCGGGCCACATCCTGCCACAGGCTTTCCCAGGGCGCGCGGTCGGCCTTGAGCCCGGAATGCCGGGTTATCAGATTCTGGATGTCGGCGGGCATCAGGTGAGAGCGGCCGACCCGGCCATGGTTTGGCGGCGTTCACCGGCCACGACGGAACGGAGAAGGCCTTTCCGCTTGGCGGCCTGGCGGCGCGCGTCCATTTCGGCTTGCGACATGTCGTTGGCCGTTTGGGTCGGAGGCGGGCCGGGCGGCTCGGGAGCCGGAGGCATGGCGGGCATTTCCATGTGGGATTGCTTCTTGATTTGCTCCAATTGGGCTTTGAGAAGCTTTTCCTGGAGCTTGGCCTGCCGCTTCTGGGCGGTAGTTTCGCGGGGGACACTCGCGCCCTTGTGGAAGCGGAGCAGCTTGCCATCCGGGCCGAACATGTCGCGCTCGTGCCAGGGACCGTCGAAGAAATCAAGGAATGGATTCATGGCCGGAAAGTGTAACGACTCGAACCTATGGAGTCACGCGCGAAGTGTCAACCACCAACTCCCCACACCACCTCCACGGGGCGACGCGGCCGCGCCACGATGTTGGCCGCCTGCCCGGGAATCAATCCAAGCCGGATGGCATCGGCCAGCATGCGGAAGGCGTCAGCCGGGTGGCTGTTGCGATCGTGCTCCGGCTCGTCTTTTTCGGGTTTCTTGTGATAAGCACCGAGCCGGGCCAGGGCCTCGTCGGTGGCAGGTGCCCGGAAAACGAACCGGGGAAAGAGTTGTTTCGCCCCGTTGATACCGGTCCACACGTCATGCGTGCGGGGCACCACCGTGACATTGGCCAGGCCCGCGGCTTCCAGTTCGCTCTTGGGCGTCCCGCCGGTGATGTTCTTGGCCGTCGCATCGTGGGGGACAAAGTGATGCCCCAGCGGCCAGCCTCGCGCCATCATGCGGGAAACACGCTCGACCGCGGTCAGGTCCAAGTCCAGGTCGCAATCAAGAATCCGGATCTCCCCGGCCACGATCTGGAAATACCAGGTAGCGACATTGACCGGCGCGCCCAGGTCCCACGCGGTATGCACCAGAGCGGTTTTGTCCGGTTCGAATCGCAGGATCCGTCCGGCCACGCGCGCGGCCTCGATGTCGGTGCCGTAGATACTACCTTCCACCGGCGCGGAGAACGCTTCTTCGAGGGTCGACGGATATTCCCGGCGCATGAAAATGCCCTGTTCCTGCCGGGTGATGCCATACCACTTCTTTTGTTCCGGGTTGAATGACTTCCCGAGTTTGTCGGCCAGGTCTTTGAAATACTCCTCGAGATCCCGCGTGACCACTCCGGCGGTGGATATGGCCATCGGGTCGGCATGCCAGGGGAAAAAGAAGATCCGGCCATTGGCATTCGGATCCTGTTCCAGGATAGGCTTGATCATTTCCCACAGTTCGCCCGTCTTGCCTCCATACCAGGTCGTTTCAATTGCCCGGCGCCCTTTGCGGGCGGCCGGGAATGCCCCGGTTCGGATTTCATTCGCGCGCGCCGGGTCCTTGGCCGCAATCGGGCCGAGCTCGGAGACATGAAGCATGGAACAATCTCCCCCGCGGCTCCGGGTTGTCGCGAAGATCACGCTGTCCTCGCTGTCGCTTTCCTCCCCGACGCGAAGCCGCAACTCGGAATCGTTGCGCTTGACGAAATGCACCAGAGAAAGAATCTCCGGAGGCACCGAATCCACGGCAAAGCGGATTTGCTCCACCATCTTCTTGGAGGCGTCGGCTTGCGTCATGTCGATGAGGTGCCCGCGCCACCCGGAACGGAAAAGCGAAGAGTCCGCCTGGTAGATGTTCAGCCCGGTGGACATTCCCAGGCGTCGGCTTTTGATGATGTAAGCCGGTTCCGTCGGGTTTTGCTCCAGGTGCTCAAAAAGCATGGCTTGTTCCGGACGGGGCCGGAAGTCCAACCCTTTCCCAGTGCCTTCTTCCCGGCATTGGTAGAGGTTCGCCAGCCGCCACAGGGGCGAGCCGTAGGTTTCGAGAAATTTGGCTTCGTCGGGAGTCATTTGCGGATGCGCTGGAGCAGCGCGGCGAGTTTGTCCCCGGCCTCGACGTGGACCTTGTCCGGCTCCGCCCATCCACAGAGGCGGATAAGTTCGGCGGCGGCCTTGAGCTTGTCGGGCATCTTCACTTCCGTGCTGTCATCGGTTTCTTTCCACGACTGGCAGAGCTCGTGCTCCCGGTTGATGTGTCCGGCAGGCGTGCGCATCACTTCGATAAGATACCGGCGCATTTCGTCCCGGGTCATTTCGGCCTTGTCCGATTGCGCCTTTTTCAATTCGGCAATGCGGGCCTTCACTTTAGGAGTCTTCGCCAGGCGGGAACCGGCTTTCGCGGCCGGGTCCGGCTTGGCCTTGTATCCGGCAGCCATGTAGGCGTCTCCAAACGTGGCCCCCTTGACCACGTTCTGGCAGAATTTCTCGTGTCGGGCGTTTTTCAACATCTTTCAACAGGTTACAGGGTCTTTTAATGTCCGCCGGAATTTTCCGCGCCGGTGCGCATGCTGTTCAATACTCCAGTTCAAGTTCCGGGAGCTTCCACTCCCCCAGTTGATGCGCGACCAGTCCGGCGGTCACGTTCGGGCGAAAGAATCCCAGGGCACCACGGCACGGGATGGGCACGGGCAAGCGGCGAACGTGCTCCAGGGTGAACCCATAAGGACCTTCGAACCACTCGCTGTCAGATTCCTCCACGCAACCCGAGACACTGGCCACGCCGAGCAGCGCGCCGAAATACATGAGGTTGTAGGGGATCTCGATGCCACAGTAGGCTTTCAAGTCTTTCAGCGCCTGTCGGTCCTGCGGAGCCCAACCCCGCGCGGCGTGAATCAACACCGGCCCGCGGAATCGCGTTGACCAGGTCCGGTTCTCGATGTCTTTGCCGTGATGGATGATGCAATGCGCCCAGGGCTGGCGGATGCTCAGCGCCACGGTCGGAAGGCCATAGGCGGCCAATGGATGGTCGGGATCGTGTTTCATGGCTTGAATTCGATGTCCGGAACTTTCCGGTAATTGCCTCCGCCGACTTCCGTCTGAATGCCCATGATTCTCAGCTTGTGGGCGGCCTGCCGTGAACTGCGGGCTTCCGGCTTGCTCCCCATGACCTCGCAATTGAACAAATAATCCTCCATCAAATCTTTCAGCTTTACCGATGCCCCGAGCCGTTGCTGGCAGTGGTCCCGCAAATAGCTGGCGAGCGGGTAAACCGGAGGAAGTAGCGCCTTATACATTTGGCCAATGGGAGCGGCCAGGGCCTGGAGTTGCTTTTCTCCGAATTCATACCCGACCAGCGAAGAGTTTTTCATGCCATGCGACAACGTCATGCGGTAGCTTCCGCCGTCAGCGTTGAGCCGCTCGATGAGTGCCACCAAACCTTGGCGCGATTCCGCTTCCGGGCATTCCTTTCGATGGCGTGACCAGCGCAGATAGGCGTCGTGGACGGATGAAAGCGGGATCAAAGAACCCTCGCGGGAGATGAGAATTTGGGAGACAAATAGCGGGAAGCCTGTCAGAATTGGCTCGGGAAGAATGGTTTTCATCGTTTTATCGGGTTGGTGTTAATGTGGTTACCAGGTCAAAGGGGGATTGGGGGAATGAGAGCTTTCACGTATAACCGCCACAGAAAACATATAAATCACCAGTAAGAAGTTGGGTGCTAAACGCAACGAAGGAAATTCCCCCTTCGACTCGGTAACTATCTTAATCATTCCAGTGGCGGGTTGAAGTTTTGCCAAAATCCTGTGAAAGCAGGGTGAGCCCGAGCGCCATGCGGCTTTTGTGGCCATCCATTTCCAGCGAGATGCCTCGCTCCTTGATTAGCACTCCAAGCCGGCGGGATGACTTGGCGAGAGGCTCCTCCCCCTCATCCTCGCACCAGGCGAGATAGGCCCGCAGCAATTCGGAAAGCTCCACCCTCCCGGTGATGTTCCGTTCGGTCCGGTCCGCCAGGAACAGCGCGAACTGGTCGGAGTCGCTCTTGTATTCCTTGACGGCCTCGATGACTTTCTCGGGCGGGTTCAGGCCTCCCAGGTCGAGCATTTCCTGATACCCGGCCAGCGCGCCGCGCAGGATGCCCGGCAGTTCCTTGCGGAACTCGGCCAGCACTTCATGGCGCGGCCGGCGGTCGGCCTCCGGGATGGTCACGGTAAACGGCACCAGATGGATGCGACGCCAGATCCCCAGGTCGGTCCCGGTGATGGTCGGCTTGTGATTCCCCACCATCCACAACTTGTGGGTGGGCGGGAAGACGTAGGGCTTTTCATACGGCCGGCGGGCCACGATGTCATCACCCCCGACGAGCGCCTTGATCATGGCCTCATTCAGGCGGCGGCCCTCCGGGATCTCGTCGGTCACCACCAGCCGGGTGCCTTCGAGCATGGCCTTTTTGTAGTCCAGGTTATTGTCGGCCCGTTTGGCGAGCAGCGACTCGATGTCGATGGTGGTCATGTAATCCCCGCCCAGCAGCTTGAGGGCGGAAGTGAATGTGGACTTCCCGTTGGCTCCCTTGCCCCACAGGAAAAAGAGCACGTCGCGATCCACGAACCCTGTCAGGCTGTAGCCAATGGCCCGCCAGATATAGGCAATCATGGCCTCGTCTCCGCCCATCACCAGATGCAGGAACCGGTCGAAGGCCGGGCATTCGGCGGCGGCGTTGAACTTCACCGGAATGCGTTTGGTCATCTTGTCCCCGGGCCGATGCTCGCGCACCTCCCCGGCGTGGAAATCCACCGTCCGGTCGGCCAGGGCGAGTAGATGGGCCTCGCGGTCGAAGTCGGTCGCGCGCGCCCGCAGCGCTTCCACCGAGGCGGCCAGGTCGAGCGCGGCCGCGGAATACCCGGCGTTGTTCAGCTTCGCGATGCGCTTCTGGATGCTGGCGATTTTCGCACGGCGGGGATCCTTCTCGGCACCGGACGGGGAGCGGTTGATTTCGTCCAGAATGCTGTCGGCCAGCTCCTGGTAGGCTCCGCAGACCCGATCGATGAATTCGATCCGCGTGGCCCCGGTGTCGTCCTTTTCCCAGATGCCTCCCTCGTAGCGCCGCCAGGCCTGCGCGAGGTGGTCAAAGCAGTAGGCCCCGGACGCCATGCGCGCCCACAGTTCGGCGTCGCCCCGCTGGCCCCGCTCCACGCAAGACCAGACGAATTCCCGGTCCATCTCGATGATCTGCGCGGGCGGCTCCTCCGCCACCGTCTCGCGTTTCTCCGCCGTCCGGCTGCCGTCGGCGAAGCGGATCCGCCCGGCCCACATCTTCCGGCGGGCGGCGGCCTTCGCGTCGAATCCATACTGTTGCGCGTAATGTGCCAAGGTTCCTATTCCGATGGTATTCAATCGGCTACGCCACTTTTTTTCGTAATCTCCGGGATTCTTTGGCGGGGTCCAAGACTGGAGCATCGGCAGGGACTCGGCCAACGGCACGACAGACCAGACGGCGTTGGTGATTTTCAGCCAGTCGTCATAATGCCCGCGCATGGACGGGATGAACGAGAGCATTTCCCGCACGTCTTCCAGGGTGGCCGGATAGGTGTCGGCCCAGTCCTTCGAGGTCGGCCCCGAGCGGCGGGCGGGAAGCTCCGGTTGGGTCGGTTCGATGGCCACGGCCGCGGCATTCACCCACAGGTCCGGATCCCAGGAAAGGAAACACAGCCGGCCGATGTCGCGGGCGGCCCGGTCCATGGCCAGGCCGAACTTTTCCATGTAATGCGCCTTGGCCGCGTCGAAGGCGGCGGCGTGGTCCTCGATGCGGGCGGGGATGCGCACGAGCGCTTTCACCCCCTCGCCCGACGGCGAGACGAACGCGGCCAGCACATGTGGGTCGGATTTGAGCGCATCGCGGGTCTCGGCCGGCGTGAGTTGCGGGTTGTCCTTCCCGTCGAAGTCGGCCTGCAAAATGCCCGAGTGGCGTTCGACCCGTTCGGAGATCGGCACGTCCTTGTCGCGGGTGGCGAGGATGGCCGAGAGCGTCACGCCGGGCAGTTTCCGCTTCTCCATGTCGTAGGCTTTCCGATCTCCATTGGCCAGCCGGGAACGGAGCTTTTCCACGATGTCGCGCACGTCGCCCGAGGCGATGGCCACGAGCACGTCGCCCAGGGCGGCGGTGGTCGCGTCGGTATCGAAGGCGTCGGAGAATAGCGAGACTTCGATACCGTGGCAAGCGGTGCGGATTTCCTCCATGCGGCGGGCATGGCGGGCGGCGGCAATTTCGGAGAGTGTGGGCATGGCGAAACTTTCAGACGGCCAGCGCGGCGGGACGGCCGCTGGCCAGGTTGCGATGGAAGCGGATAGCGGTATCACTCACGGCGATGCCGGAGAACCAGTCTTTCAGGTGCAGGCCGTCGAGCGTCTTCACGCGCGAAACGGCCACATAGGCTTGGCCCGGCTCGCGGGCGGCCCGGATGTCGGCCATGGCCGCGGGCAGGCTCAGCCCCTGCGTTTTATGGATGGTCGCGGCCCAGGCCAGGCGCAGCGGGTATTGGGTGAACGTGGCCGACTTCTGATCCTGCGGGTCGAAGGTCCACGTGGCGGGCCCCAGGTCGAGCAGATGCGATGCCCCGTCCGGGCGGATGATGATGCGCGGCTCGTGGCCGAACTCGCCGCCAGACTCTCGCTCGATGCGCTCCACGACACCGGTCTGGCCGTTGACGGCAATCAGGTCCCCGTCCTGCGTCAGGTTGCGGGTGATCATCACACGGGCGCCGGGCTTGATCTCGAGAACTTCGGGGGTGACGAGGTTTTTCCTCAGGAAATCGATTTGCTGATCATTGCCCTTGGT